CACCCAGAGATAGACCCCAAGGCAATGGACAAGCATTATACTCGACCATATGCTATAGCTTAGCTCTAGCAAATCTTGATTGATTATAGTATCTGTATAGCAGATCAACGGCTTGCTTCCGACGGATCCTCCTCTTCTCCATAAAATCTTTTGGAGAAAGTGGGTCCGGGCCAGAGAGAATTTCGTTGTACACATCGATTGAGGTTAAGGGTATCTCTTTATGAGAATTCTCTTCTCCATATTCATGTGTTACACGTTGTTCGCTTCTCCTGAAAAGTTCTTCAAGAACTTTTCGCCTTAAACCCAGGTAACTGGATATGAGTGGAGAACTCTGACTTGCACTGGGTCTGGGCGAAGGACCAAGACCCAAAGCACTAAGTGCTAATGGGTTTTGGTTCACCATGTTAACAGCTGATCTTAACATCCAGCTATCTAACTCACCTTGATACGTCATGGTAGGTATAGATTCGTTCCACCTCGGGGTTACCTCATTCTTAATGGGGGCCAAAAGGTTTAAATATTCTCCAAATGGATTATATTGTTGAAGAGAACAAGTTAACAGGACCTGGAACTTATCAGTATCAAACTCTTTGTTCTTACGAACAATGCGTCTGACACCTCTAAGTTCAAGTTCAGATAATTCTTTGAACTTGCCAGTTCGGTTTGCAAGTACTTGTAGAAACTCAAGTAGTCCTTCAAGACTACCTGTGGATTCCAGAAGTACTCTAGGAGGTATAGGGGAAATTTCCTTCCCTTCCATAAATTGCCTTTTGGCAATTTCGGCAACTTTATTATCATGAGATGGTATAAGTGACTTTGCGTCATTTATACTCACACCAATCTCTTGCATAAAGTTCTGATACCTCGTAGCGCCTTCCCTTGAAGATATACCAACATCATCTCCAATTATGGCGTAGAATGATTTATCATTCTTCATCATATTGATTATGACGTGGTGGGTAGCTGAAAAGGCAGCCCAAGAGGTTAATAAACCCATTGGTTGTCCTACAGCATATCTTATATTCTTTGATTTAAAGGTAAAATTTCTATTTACTAATAAATCCGACCATTCATGAACTAGATCTCCAAAAAGCGGTTTAAGAGCCGCCTTTTGAATTTCCAGAGGGAACCTATCTGTAGCGGCCGTAAGGTCAAAACAGAAAAGTCCCCGATGTTTCGTAAATTTCTTTACTTTGTTCCCCAAGGCTTCATGCCCAAAGGAACCATCGCATGGCATCCTTTTCAAAACATGCTCCATAAGATACTTATGTAGTGGTTTTAAAACGGATTGCGTCCAAACGTCGGGTATGCAAATTACCCGAGTCTTCCCTCCACCTTCTGCAAGCAAATGCAGTCGGCCCGAAGAGAACAGGCCCTTAGAGGAGAAATCCTCTAGGCTTTGTTTGGCAATGGCAAGAGAGTCTTCCATGATTTGTACCAACTTTTCACTGTTGGTATAAACCCTGGGAGAAAAAGAGATAATCTTTTGGTAAAGATTATTCTTCTCTAAAGATATGATATCTTTCAAGGATGTTAACCCCATAGCAGAAGGGCCATTGGCCCCTGCTTTGGTCGTTGCATATGCGGGAAAGAGATCTTCTCTGGGTTCAAAAGGTTTTATACCTCTTGATTTCCAGAATTGATCTGCGAATTGCTCAACTTCGTTGAGCAATTTCTCCGATATTACTGGGCCAGG